ATCACCACTTCCACCATAGCCAAGAATAGTTTTCTTAGCTTGGACGTTTAATAAAACTTCACCAGTTAAAACTGAAACAGCTCTAACTGATACGGTGACAACATCTTGCGAATATTGTTTACTTTTACCAATCCCTAGTAGTCGTGCGCCCCGACCTCCAGTTTTTATATTGGTATCGTAGCCAATGATTCCACCTTCTATTATCATTCCTGCAAATAGGAGTGGATTCAATGGTTTGGGGCCACCGTCGCCCGCAAATTCTTGCCTAGCACTTCGTATAATTTGTCTTTCTCGTACTAGATTGTCTATACCTTGTCTTTCTACAACTCTAAACCATTTACCATCAGCCGCAGTTTTTAGAGCATCAATTAATAACTCTGTTCCACCTTGAGTTGTAGCTGTAGAGAAATCTGCAATACCATCTCTCTCTTTTCTTTGTCCTGTTTTATCTAAAAATCCATATACTGCTACGACAGGCATTTCGTCAGCAGCTGGTAAATTGAGTAAATCAATATATGATGGTAATCTAACAACCTCTGGTTCTTCTACACATATATATTGTTTTCTTTGTGTGTTCTCTATTATATGTTTGACAGTATTTTTTGATGCGGTTAAAGCATCTACTACTTCTTCATATTCATATTCAAATTGTTTACAATCTTGAGGTAAGTCAGACCATACAGGAGTTTCTGATTCATTCATCACTCCGAGTATTATTAATAAACCAAGTAAAGCTTCCATTAGCCAATATCCGGGTCTTGACCAAAGTTACCTGAACCGATTGGTATTTCTATCACTGTAGTTGTACCATCTTCTGCAACAATTGTCATTTGTATATATTCTGTACCATCTTCATTTGTAATAACTTCGTAAGTAACAGTATTACCTTCAAGTACAAATGATCCAAACCTTACAGAGTTGTCGTTACTAAACATTGACTCAACTAATTGTTTTGATAACTGAGCATATATTCTACTCTCTAGGTTTCTTATAAACTTGGCCATAGTAGTATTATCAGCTTCTCTTTCAGCTGCTTTACGTGCAGCTTCCATAGCATCTTTAATTGCTTTCTTTCTACTATGCTCTTGGTTTTCTATTGTTAGATAGTGAGCTCCAGTACCGGATCCACTAAACGATGGGTTTTTAAACTTAAACACTTCATCGGCTTGCATTGGATTACTAATTGCTAATATTGATATTAGAAAAATAGTACCCAGTGTAGTTAGTTCTACCTTATCCATTATCTCCTCCTGTGTTATTCTTCTTCTTTTCATTCTCTTTATATTCTAAAACTACATTTACTTTTTGTTGGAGTCTAATCAAATCTTGGTCCAACATTCTCATTTGGTCTATAACCTTAATTAATTGGAAATGCATCTTCTCAGTCGCAGGTTCAATTTCATCACTGATAAACTTCCATACAAAATATACAAAATAACCTAGACCTACAACCATTACGGCTGGAAATCCGTAGTCTTGTATAATAGTTCCTATTGAACTTAACTCTTCGATTGGTTCCATTAATCTCGCCTCACATCAAGTTTACCATCTTCGATAAAATTTTCAGCCCTTGCTACTCTATCAATATCAGGTCTTAACTCTAGTGCACTACTTACAAGCATATCAATCTTAATCATTTCATTACTCATTGTTCTTGCTCGATTCTCTAAAGATTCACAGAACATAGTTAAGGTTTTGATATCATCTACTACACCCTCCATTATTTGTTTAATAATGATGAATATAAAGATACCCATTACCAAAGCTCCCGCTATTGGCAAACCCACATCGCTAATTAATTGAAATACTTCTTCCATAATATAATCTATTTATAATAAATTATACTTCTATTGCAAATATTTTGGAAGAATCTTGCTCTACAGCATTGAGGTCAAAGTTAATTGAAACACCACATCCACATGACGATGTTTCCTTTGGATTTTGGAATACAAAGATTTCGTTTAATCCTTGCTTTTGAAAGTCTAAAGTCATACCATTAAGATAAGGTATGGAAACTTTATCGACTATAAATTTTAATTTACCGAAGTCTAATACTATGTCGTCACTCGACTTAGCAGTAACAGAATCAAAAATATACTCAAAACCAGCGCAACCTCCACCTGTGATTCCAAGCCGTATATAATTAAATTGTTCTTTTTCTTTTTTTTCCAGAAGTTTTTTAATAGCTTCATCTGTAAGTTCTATCATTACTACATTCCATTTTCAGGATATAGTTGATTGTGTTTCCTATATTGAGTTTTTTCTTCCCAATCTTCTATAGCCTTTTTGATACTATCTTCAGCTAATACAGAACAATGGAGCTTAATGGGTGGTAATTGCAAAGCTTCTGCAATATCTTTATCTTTAATTAGCTTTGCTTCTTCTATTGTTTTGCCTGTTAACATTTCAACAAACATAGTAGAAGATGCTATAGCACTACCACATCCATAAGTTTTGAATTTAACATCAACTATTCTATCATCGTCCATTGGATCTAGTTTTAGTTGAAGTTTCATGACGTCTCCACATGCTGGAGCTCCCGTCATTCCGGTCGCAACATTAGAAGCTTTGGGGTCGAATCTTCCTACAGAAAATTCACTAGGGTTATCTAAGACCCCATAAAATCTTTCGGTTACTTCCTTGCTATAAGCCATTTAGCTGCTATATGCAACTGATACTGCTTTGATACCTGATGTTCCAGATGGAACTTCAATTGTCTCTTGGCTTAACTTCATTAGATATATAATTTCTTTAGTGTCTAAAGTAACTGTTCCGACTACATCAGAACCACTTTTAACTGTGACTACTTTAGCAGCTGCATTTCCATTAAATATTCTTACTACTTTAGCATTACCAACATTTGATGCTGTATTACTTACGGCTACTTCAGAACCTAGTAATTTAACTGTACTTGCCATTTTTATTTCCTATTTTTTCTTGGTCTGCCTCTTTTAGCTGGTGCTTTCTTAGCAACTGGCTTCTTAGCGGCAGGCTTTCTTTTACGTTTTGGTTTCTTACCATCAACATAGGCTTCGTTTACGTCAGGTGTGGATTTGTCATCGGCAACGTATCTGCCTTTTGCATTTCTAGCTCTTACACCAGAAGCTTCTCCCATACCTAAAATATTTTTTAACCATGTAAACATAATATATCCTCCATTATATTTATATAAAATCAGTCATTGGCTTATGCCAATCACTATACCTAAAATGAGCTTTCTTTTCAGAACACCAAAACCATCCTTTTACAGATTGTTCTTCGTCTGATTCGACATAAGCTCCAAAAGGAAATGGTCTCACACTTCCTCTAGTCTTTTCATCAGCCTCTCGGCTCTGTTTGTCACTTGATTGTACCATCTTGAATCTCGCCCTTCAATTGCAGCAGTTTTCCAATCACCTTCTTGTAATGCTGCGTTATGTTTTCTAAATTTACTTAATCTTGTTCTTCCCATATTAAACATCATGTTTGCTATGACTTGTTTAACTTCTTCTGGGTAGTTATCAAAATCTTCGTGTAAAATTCTGCAATCGTTTATTACGTATTCTACGTCCTTTTCAAAACATGCATCAACACGTTCCTCTGTGATAGCAGTGCCAACCGATAACCCATGTTCTGGTTCTCCTTCCAAAACGAGATGGCCAATACCGAATGTAGGATAACCAAGGTGGTCATTATATATTTCATAAACTACTCCTTCATCAATTTTCAATGTTTCTTTTAATTTTTCTATATTCATAATTGTTCCTCTATCATTTGATCTACTCTTGCCTGTTCAGCAGCTTCTTCAGCTGAACCAGTTGGAAATACTTCACCCATAACATATATAGTTTTTGTAACGCCATCTTTTGTTTTTGTTACTGCATATTGTCTGTAATCAGCCATTATATCTCCGAATCTACTAAGATGTCATTAGCATAAAAATTATTATATTGTGTACTAATAGTATAAGTATTATGTTCACCTTCTAATTTTTCTATAGTATTCACTATATATTTATCACCGCTTAAAGTACTTAGTTTATCACCAACCTTTAATTTTTGTGAGTGTTTACCATATTTCTTTAGTGCTAACTCAGGTTTAATAGAATATTGTTCGTGATTATCTCCATACATGACGTGGTCTTCTGTAATCATAAATTCATTATTAATTATATATAAGTTATCATGCAATACTTGTACGTTTTTAATTTGGTCTACTAATTCTTTTTGTTTAGTATTATGATTATATGACCAAAGTCTTGGATCTTTTTCCACAACATCTTTAATATGCATTGGTCCAAACTCTGTATTTACTAACATATCTTCGTGTATACAGAAAAACTCTCCGCCTTGTTGACCTCTAGTTACTGAAAGTGAAATTCCGTTTTGGCTTGATGTACCACTTGTTGCCATTACATTACCACTTGAATCTTTTGCTCTAAATGTCCACACTGGACTATTAGCTCCTATTGCATTATATGCTGCGCCACCTTGGCCAGATGATTTTTGTATAAACCAGTTTCTCATAGTAAAAGTACCACTATCACTTGAAGTGGTTTGCTTAGACATAGTATAATAAGTACCTGAAGTCGAACCTGAAGCTTCAGAACTTGAGTTATATGAACCAGAAAATACTCCTGTCCAAACAATTTTAAATTCTACCTGGTCTGGGTCGGTTCCTGAATAAGTTACGCTATTATAACTGTA